GTGGGGCAACGCAAATGGCAACGTAAAATGGGGTGCTGTCTACTACTCCAAGTTCGGTGCTTTTGCCCCCGACGAGTTGCTTCTCTCCGACTTCGCACAAGACACGCTTGCACGCATGGGACTAGGTGTTGTGCAGCAGTTGAAAGATTCAACAAGACCTTACTTGAAAACACAGGTTCCCGATTCATCAATAGTGTATGGCTACGACATATCATCTGACATGACCAACAGAATACACGTTCCCTCCATACACGTCCTTATCAGAAACTTAGAATCACCAACCTTTGAGTCTTTGGGTGGGGCTAAGATTACGCACAATTACGAAGTTGAGATTTTTGTGACAACCCGTGGCACTAACTATGAGAATGCCTACAGGTCGGGACTTAACATTATGGGAGAAGTATTCGATGAACTATACACGCAGACAGGGGTGCAAGGGACTACTGACAGCATCGTAGCATATTCCGCCGAGTTAGATACGAAAGTGGATGATGACGAGACTGTTTGCGTGCATACAATGAGCATGACCTATATGCGCCGCATAGATATGAGGCACAGATAAGAACATTAATAAAGCAGTCTACCTGTCCTAAGACCACATAGAGGTGTTCCTATGGTAGAGTTCCTAAACAGATATGTGTCATTAGAAAAAGAAGCAACCTACGGAACCGAGCCATCGGGCAGTCAGACCTTTGGCGAGGTAGACGACGAATCATTAGCAACCACTTATGATTTGATGACAAGGCAAGACATGAGCAGACCGATTTCGTCCAAGTCCGTGACCGGCACTGAGAGGTCCGAGGGTGACATCAACCTCGCTATGCAGGTAGATGACTTCGTGGGCAACCTGCTTTACGCTTTCTTTCCACAAGACACAACCAGCAACCCATCGGGGTCTATCTACAAACACGTTCTTACTGAGCCTTCCTTGACAAGTGCTTCCGGTGGCGTTTACCCATCATTTACTATCCGTGTCGGTAGAGAGGAAAAGGAACACACATTTACCGGAATGGTGGCTAACTCACTAAGCGTGAGTGCATCTGTGGGTGAATACGTCATGTTGAGCGTGGGCTTCTTGGGTAAGAGCGAATCTGCCCCTGCTGCTTTGGGAACGGCTACCTTCGACGGTGCTGCCCTTGATGCTCTTTACTTTGCTAACGGCACGGTTAAGTTCGATGACGGTAGCGGATCTGCACCAGCAGCCTCCGCAAGCGTCAAGTCCATTTCCTTCGACATCAACCTAAACAGGGACACTGACAACGCATACGCAATCGGTAGTCCCACATACGGGCGTGCGCCACCTGCACAGCGCAGGGAAATCAGTGGGACCATCGAATTCAACAAAGTTCTTTATGGCGATCAAAGCCTAGATGAGCCGGACTACGATGCTCTAGTAGCCTCAGACGGTGTGGCATACAACGATGGCACTGACGCAGTTATGACCTTGGACTTCCTAGACGAAGCCGGTGCAGACTTCATCAAGTTTGAGTTCTTCAACATTAGGTTTGAAGCCCCCGAAGCATCTGTAAGCGGTAGGGACACGAATACCATGACTGTAAACTTCGTCGGCCTCTACGATGACAACTTGGGTGGAATGAGAGTGACTGCACAAGGCACAAGTCTATCATCCACACAATACGATGCTTGAGGTGATTAGTTGCACGAAGATTTAGCAGATGGCTACGACTTGGACGACGCATCTATGAAAATACTATCTAAGATAGAGTCAAAGAGTGTTGCTCTAAAATACATCAAGAGATTCCCCAAGAAGGTAGCCAAGCCCGCTCCTAAGAAGAAAGCACCGGCCAAGAAGGTCAAGGAAGATAAGGGTGATGAGTAATGGCTAACAACGGCGGCACTGTAATCACCGATAAGACTAAGTTGATGGTCAATAGATTCGTTGGAACGGCTGCTGAAGTGCAGACTGCGTTTAGGGCAGCCATAGCCAACAACGACGTAGTTATTTCCTGTGATGTATCAAGAAGAAAGAACAGCGAGGACATTGCTCTCACTGTCGTTTGGTATGATGTAGCATAAATATTTATTAATGCTATAACCTTTAGTTTGTTTTGAGCGGGCCTGTGGGCCATAGAGTAGTGATACCATGCCGGTAATGAAGAAAGAGATAGAATTAGACGACGGACGAAAGATTTGGGTTAGACAAGCCTCCGGTATGGAAAGGTTAAGAATAACTAATATTCAAGGTAAGGCTTTTCGCAAGATGCGACACGCCGGAACACCCGACAAATGGACTGAGGAACAAAACGAAGAGTTTGCCACAATAGTCGATGAAATGGGTGGCGGAGTAGAAGCACAGATAGAAGCGTGGATTCCCCCTTGTATTCTTGATAAAGATGTCGATGTAAATATGCTTACATTTGAAGAATTAAATAAGATTCTTCAATTCGTCCGTGGTGACGATGAGGATGGTGGAGTCCCTTTTCAGAATTCCTAATGGTCGCACCGAGCCTTTGCATGGCCTTTAAAGGGACATTACCTTCTGAATTATGGCTCAAGTATTCCGTGCAGGGTGGCCGTCACCTCATGGATATGGATTTGATTGTGGCTGCTGAGATAAACGACAAAATCAGCGAGGCTACTAGCGAGGTCAAGAAGAGAGATGCTAAGGGTGCGGTAGCCCGAAGGGATCAAAGGCGTGAAGAACGCAAACTCTTATCAAACAATATGGATCTACTCGACATATTGAGCGAAAGCGGTGTGCCGGTTGAGGGTAAGCGAAGTGAGGGTTCTAAATGATAGAAGCGTTGGGAAGTAGTTTACTATTAGGGTATCTTTCCCCTGTCGCACTGTTTACGGCAGCCATCTGTCTCCTTGTTCTTCGTGCTGGTGCATCTAGGGTTTTCTTCGACATTGTTGGAACGTTTCAAGCCACCAAAATGATCAAAGACGCAGATTCCGCCGCTACTGTTTTTGAAGCACTTCATTTAGATGCGCTTACCGGAATACAAGAGGCAGGTCAAGAGTTAGGTGAAATATTCAATGGTCTTACTGACGCTATGGTTCCTATAGCAAGAGAGTTTCAAGAGGCTGCTATACAGTTAGATAAGTTTCTTCAAGAAGGCGAAAACCTAGCGCAAATAAGGGATGAAGTAGAAGAAATAGGTATGCAGTTTGCTTTTAGTGGCGATCAAGCAATGGAAGCGGCTGCTAAAATGGCACAGGTTAGTGGTGTTCTAGGTCCGGGTTCACTAGGGGCAGGAACAGAAGTAGGTATGCAGTTCGGTCTAATTAGCGGTATGGAAACCGAGGCTGCCATGCAGCGAATGATCAACCTTCAACAACAGACTCAATTTATGACTAAGAATCTTAACGATAATATGTCTGCGGAACAAAGAGCAACACAAATTCGTAGAGATTCTATGGTTGTTCTTGACGAACTGAACACGATTGAGAATCGCTCGGCTGCTACGATGGAACAGATAACCTTCGTGATGAACCAATTCGCATCACAGGCTCATCTTGCTAACGAAGAAATAAGAAGCATGGCCGCACTATCGGCGGTCATGATTGAGACAGGTGAGGAACAGGGTAAGGGTGGACGTGCCTTGCGTATGATGTTCGCTAGACTTGGTTCTAACATAGGTGGTGCTAGGGATGAAATGGAAAGGTTTGGAGTATCAGTCACCGATTCAGAAGGCAATATGCGTCCTTTGTCGGTAATGCTAAAAGAAATGGAGGCCGGTTTCTTTGCTCAAACCGGCGCACAACAACAGAACACAGCACAAATTATTGCGGGCAACAGACATTACACTCGTTTCTTAAAACTGATAACAAATCTTGACCGCGTAAGGGAATTGGAATTAGAGTCAGCAATGCGTCTTTTCCCTGCTATGGATGAGATTGAAAGGAGAAGAACATCCGAGTTGTTCAAACTTGAACAAGCAGAAGCGGGCGTTAGAAAATATTCTGCTGCTCTTGGTGAGGCTTTACTTCCTACTATGACAAGTGTGACGCAAAAACAAGCGTCATTTTTGGCAGTATTAAGTGAAATGGTTGCTAGTGGCGGTCCTTTAGGATCTTTGATAGGTGGATTTTTAAGTTTGAGCAAACATTTCAGCACTATAGTTGGACCTGCTGCTGGACTTATTATTGCCTTCAAAAGTTTTAGTATATCAATGCAAACACAAATGGCTGTTATGCGTGCTTTGAATCAACAACAGGGTATCAACAACCTAAATCTAAATCAAGAAATAAATTTACTTCAACAATCCAACATGAGATTGAGTAAAAATGCTGGTCTTAGAGCAATACACTCCGAAAAGATAAAAGAAAATACAGCAAATTTAAGAATATTTACTAATGCACAAAAAGCAGGGGTTTCGGGAACAACAGCATCAGAAATAGCACTTAAAACACAAACAAAACAACTTAACAACATGAGTATGCAGTTAGGTGGTGCTGGCACTATGCTTATGTTATTTGGAAATAATCAAAAAATAATGAAAGCAGGTGTGTTATTAAATACTGCTGCGATAGCGGCACAGATAATACAAATGGGTTTGAAACTTCAATCACAAGTGTCTAACACCTTTGCTACACAAGCACAAACAACGGCTACACACGCAGAAACAGGAGCAGTAATAAAAAATACAGGGGCCAAGGTTGCCAACACCGCCGCTAATACCGCCAACACAGTGTCGAAGTCGGCTATGGCCGCCGCCGCAGGTAAGACGGCTTTGAAAATGTCGGGTTTTGCTGTTGCTGCTTTTGTTGCCGTTGAAGCGATAGATTTCTTTACAAAGAAAAATAAAAAGGCTAAAGAAAGCGTCGATGAGTTAAAAGAGTCCTTGATTAGTGCTACTGATGTCATGGAGTTGATGAGTTCTGAAGCCTTTAATGTAGTAGATGCAGAACGTATAGTTGCGGAACAGCAGAATATAATCGACAATATACAATTACAATATGACGAAGGTGAAAAATTAAGCCTTCTCGATCAAGAAAGAGTAAGAAATGCAACAAGATTAAGAGACTTGAACCAAGCGGCTATAGATGAGACTGAAGAATTAAACAACTTACGTTCAGTTTTGTCGATGACCGATGAAGAATTAACATTATTTGGGTCTACTGACATAAATGAGTTAAAAAGACAAGCAAGTATAATGCACACATACACAGGTTCAGTCGGTGATGATCTAGGTTCTTTGATAAAAGAATATGATAGAATAGAATTGGCTATGGGTGATTACGGCGAAGAGTTTCTTAGAATATTTAAAGAAACAGGAGATGTGGAACAGGCTAAACAAGCATTACAATCTTATCATGACATATTAGTAGATGCTATGGAACCGGAAAACGTAGTTGGTATGGCTGATGCTGTAGAAGTCGCTAACAAAACTTTAACAGAATTTTTAAATTCAAGAGAAGAGATGTTTCACGGTTTTAGCACCAATAACTTAACAGGTGACTTGGTTAGACAAGTTCAACAACAAGGGGTCGAGACATTGATAACGAACACCGAGGTAGTCATGACCAACGTGTTCAACGGCATGACTATACC